CGGATGCGACCTTCATCGTCTCGAGTGGGATGCTCGGCACGATGAGCGGGCGCGTGTAGTCTGGGCGGGGTTCGATCGGCGTCGTTGGTGCAACGGTTGTGAACATTGTGCTTCTGCCTCGCGTGCTTGGAGGAACCTTCCCTACAGGAGTGTCCTGTGGGCGAACTACGAACAGCGAACCACGAAGGGCGCGGATGCTTGGGAGGTGGTGGTTGCCACCTCCCAAGCCGTTCGCTACTAGCCGGCGATGCGGCAGGCGAGCTCGGGGCGCACGCACGCGGCGCCGTAGAGCACGTCGAAGTCGAAGAACGTCTGCTTGTTCTGGCGCGTGACTTCGAGACGGAGTGTCACGCCGGAAACGGGATCCGGGATCGAGATCATCTCGAGCGTGTTCGCGCTCGACTTCTGGAGCGGGCGGGACACGAACGCGAAGGCGTCGCGGTGGAACGCGAGGTTCACCACGTGCGCAGCGTTGAGGGTGATCACCTCGCCGCCGACTGTCGCCTTCTGCAACGCAGGGGCGATCGAGACGGTGGTGTTGCCGACCGCCAGAGTGACGGCTGCCAATACCGTGTACGTCTGCGCCGATCCGGCGATGGTGAAGATGTCGCCCGGGATCAGGTTTGACGCGTTGGTCGCCTTCGCAACGGAGAGCGTACCAGTACGCCCGCCGTCGGTTGAACCAACACCAACAGCCTGCGCACCGTTGACGGTTGCGGCGCCGGCAGAGAGAGCGGTTGTCGCCTGGGTTGGGATCTGCTGATCCATCGCCCAGTCGAAGCCCAACTTCCGGCCGATCGTACCCTCGATGACGGCCTGCGCGCTTCCGACGTTCTGGAACGTGGTGAGCTGCGGGAGCGCCAGAGCGTTCGCTTCGGCGTTCACGTCGAGCACCATGCGGCGATCGGAGAGCGGCGCGCGCTGGAGGTTCAGGATCTTCCGCGCGTTGGTCGCAGCGGTGACGTCGGACGCGAACGGCGTTGTGCCGGCGGTGCCGACGTAGCCGTACACGTTCACGTACTGCCCCATGATGTAGGCGTTGATGTCCTCGGCGAGCGCCTTCACGGCCTCGTTGGTCTGTCCCGACTGAACACCGCCCACGATTTCGTCCTGCTGCTTGTCGGTGAGGTAGAAGCCCGAGTGCCGCCACTTGTTGAGCGGGATCGACGCGCGAACCGGCGCCATGTCCTGTCCGGCGACTGGGGCTGCGGACGGTGCAACGTCCGAGACCGTCTGAGCCGACGGGATGAAGAGGTTGACCGTGTCGCCCTGATTGGCGGGATCGTTCGCGTAGTCGGTGTTGACGAGACGCGGCATCACGCACGCGGCGCGAAGGGTCTGCAACCCCTGGGCGATCAGGACCGGCGTTACTGCACTGGTCGTATTGGGCATCGGAGTATTCCTTGTTGTTTGGTGCGCTCCGATGGTGACGTCCTTTAACGTCGAACCGCGCTCGGCGCGCAGATGGAGCCATCACCCGATGTGCATTCGGTAATGGCGACATCCACACGCGCCCAGCGCGGTGGGTTACTGCTCTAGTTGTCTCAGGCGCCCAGCGCCGAGGTCTGCAATGATGCTGTTACACCGTTACTTACTGCTTCTCAACCGACTGCGACGTTCATCTGGCCCTTTGCGATCTTGTCGACGTTCGCGAGTATGCTCGCCGCGTCTGTGATCGTAACCGTCCCGGATCCTGCTCGGCTCCCAGAGCCGCCGTTGGAACCGCCGCCCGAACCGCCGGACGGGGCATAAAACTTGGGCGCTTCGGCCTTGAACGTCTCAGCGAAAAACTTCTCGACTGTGAGGCCGGTCGGATCACCGTCAGCGTCGTACACTACGGGCTTTCCGGTCTTCTCGTCCAGCTTGACGCGCGTTCCCTTCACGATCGGGATCACGAGCTTCATGTCTTCCGAGATCACGCCGGCCTTTGCCGCCGCATCGCGGATTGCGATGTCGAGCTCCCTGTCTTCGTACTTCTGCTTGTAGGGAAGAGCTTCGGCCAAGCGCTTCTCGTACTCAGCCTTGGTTTCGTTCACGCGCTTCTCGATCAGCTTGTCGAACTCGCCGGCCTTCTTCTGTCGCTCTTCCTCGCTCAGTGCGTGCTGCTTGAGCAGCTCCGCAACGTCTTCCGGCTTCCGGTCACCGATCACGGCCTTGAGGCGGTCGCGCTCTTCGGCGGCTGCTTTCTTCTCAGCGAGTAGAGTGCGCTGACTCGCTTTCAGTCCGGCGACATCGGAGTCGTCTGGAACCCACTTACCTTCACGCTCGATGTATCCACCGCGAACGGCTTCGGGTACATCTTCGGCCTTCTCAAACGTTGGGAGCGGCATTCATTTCCTCTGCGTAGTGCGGACGCGTTGGGATAATCAGTCGTGGCAGTGGTGTTACTGCCTCATGCGTGACGATACGCGCGCGTACGGTTGGGAAACAGGCAACGGTACTGTATTTGACCCCTAAAGTTTGGGGTCAGTACTACGCTGCGGGTTGCTGTTGTTCGGGGTGTTGTTCCGTCGCGCGATCCCACACCAATCGATAGCGTCTCGCGCGACTATCGGCAGAGTGCTCGGAGACGATGTAACCCCGCTCAACCAGTACCCTGAGAGCGGACCTTACCGTCACTCTCTGCATTCCCAACGTGTGAGCTGCGGCCCAGACGATGATGACTTTGGTGTCGCGGAACGTGAGCCTTGCCGCCAGGTAGTTGTAAACCGCGTGGGCGCTGTCGGGTAACGCTCGCTCCACTCCAATGTCACGACCGGCGGGGTAGTCCAGTGGCGGACGGTCGAATGGCATGCACTCGGTATCCATCATCACGCTGCCATCCGCTGAACGGAACGCTGGAAATAGACTGACTGACAGCGACAGTTGTATGTACTTGAGCCCGGAACAATCTCACCCGTCGAATACGCCTGATCGTATGGAACGACCTCGCCTTCCATCGCTACATGTTCGGGGCGTTCGCGGGAGTCCATCACACCAACCCACCTCTTCATCAGTCGATCGGCGTCGTACACACCTTTTTTGACAGCGTCGTCCATCGCCAACTTCTGCCCCAACTTCTGAGCATCGAGCGTTGCCGTCCGGGCTACCGTTTCAGCATTCTGTGCCACTCGCTTACGGGTGTACGCCTCGACCATCTTGTCGACCTGCTCCGGTGTCAGCTCGCCCTTCGCGATTGTCCGGTCGAAGCGCTTGTCTCTCAACGTGTAGTCTGTGATGCTCCGTCCGTTCTGGCCCGTCAATGCATCCCGGAAGTTCTGGACCTGCTCAAGCTGGCTCGGCCCCAATCCTACGACGGTTCGAAGATCGCGCGCGATCGTGCGCGGGCCTACTCCATCACGCAAGCCATTCTCGACAAAGGCTCGCACGGTTTCACGGGCGTCCTTCTCGAGATCGCCCACGACCTTCGTCTCGAGTGATCGGATTCCATCTATCACGTGAGGGCTCAAGACGTCGAACGCGATAGTTACGCCGGGTAACGTCGCCGGGATGGCTATCTGCTTGGCGTAGTAGGTGACCGACTGGCCCACTGACCGCCTGATCTGGTCACGGACGGGCTGGAAGGCGGTGTCCATCACGGCCTGTCTCAATGCAGCATCCAACAAAGCGTCCAGATTCCCGGTCGAGATGATGCGGGCGAGCTGAGTCTCGGACAGCGATTCGCGGATGATGCGAAAGGCTTTCAAAACGGCCAACTGAACGTCGGGCTGCATGGAAGCCGCTCTCCGTTGAGCCTTGAGCCAGAATACCGAGTCCGCGGCGCTCAATTAATCTGACCCCGTGATGGAATCTTCCGCGCGTTCCGCCGCGGTATCTTCGCGCGACGCTGCCAACGTTTCCGCTGTCTCGATTCCGATCCCCTCGATACAAGCGAGTTTGATCACCTGTATCGATCCGTAGATGCCTATCGTCTCAACGAACACGCTGCCGGACATCCATGCTGACCTGATCTTGTCCCACTGATCGATCCGGCACTGATAGGCGCTGTTGCTCTCCTTCGTGTAGAGAGCGACGTATCCGGCTTCGCGACGACGGGTCATGCTGCTTCCTTCACTGGTTCAGCGGGATCGCCTTCTTCGGCTGGTGGCGCCGCGCCCTTCTTGTTCGCAATCGGCGTGACATCCGGCTTGCCCTTTCCGGCCGCGTCCGCCGCGTCCTCGGTATCCGCCATCTGTGCCGCCAGTAGCTTGAGCGAGCTCAGTCGCAATGCGACGTCGTCCGGAAGTTCACCCGTTGCGATGTAGGTGACGAACGAATCCATATCGAGCCTGTCCGCTGCCACTGCGCTCCACAAGACAGCTGCGATCTGCGGGTCAACATGAGGACTCGCGTACGTCGTGTTGATCTTGATCTCGGGAGCCGGTACCCCTCGGTACATGGCGTGGAATTTCAACGCCTGTTCCATTCCGTCCTGCAATCCTCTACCGACGGTTGCATGGGTCGAGTTCTCCGCCGCGTCGTCAAGCTGTGCCGCGGTGGCTGTCTCCGTCCCCGACTGCTTACCCCGAGCCAAGAACGACATCCCGATCGCTGCCATCTGGTCGACGAGATCGTCTTTCTCGGCCTTCGATGAATCGAGAGCCTGTGGATCGGCTGCGACATATGTCGCTTTCGCCTCCGCATTCTTCGACACCAAGACCGAGTTCGGCCCGACGTTGATCTCTTTCTTCCGTCCCGTTTCGTCAACCTCCTGATCGAACCCAGCGAGGAACAACGTAGGTGCGTGGCACAATCTCATCAGATAACGTCTATCTGATGTCACCTGATAGTGATCGATGTTGAGCTCTGCCTGTGCCAATAAAGCAGGGTCGCAGACGAACGGGGCTTTGGGCGGGTGGCTGTAGATGATCGCCAGCGGGATCTCGCGGAACGGTTTGTGACCCGACTGCAACATTTTGCCGCTGTTGATCATGGCGAAGTGCTCGCCCGTTGAACCCTGTCCGTTCCGCTTCTCCCAGACTACGAACGTGACGCCCGTGTCTTCCAACGAGAGTACCCGGTAACGATCCTTGCAATCGACGCCGAACGTACCTGATTTGACATCAGTCGGTTCGTAGATCACGACCTGACGGACGATGGCCTGACGGGCGTAGCTCTTCACCTGTTCGGCGATCAGAATTCCCGCCATGTAATCGCGTAGCAATGCTACCCAGTCGGGAACATCCACGACCCATGAGATGATCCGTTCGGCTGGAACCGTCACCCAGAACGGACGCAATCCAAGGGCCTGCTCATCTGCCAACGTCAATCCCATTCCTTCCGGGATCTGAGGAGCGTCTACCAGAATTCCGACGAATCCGCCGTTGATCGCTTCGGTTGCCAGCGTCTTGGCGAATACCTCTCCGTGCGTTCCTTTGCCGTCGACGTCCTCCCAGTCTGCTTTGATCAGTGGATCGGCATCGTCTGATAATTCGGGAGGCTCCTTGCAGATCATCCCGACGGATGCTTGAACGGTTCTCTGGTAGTAACCTGTTACGTGCGCGATACCCGCACGAATGGCATACTTGTCTTCCTTTTCAGCGGGCCACTTGGGGAGATACGTTTTACCACGCGCCTTGACCGCTGTCGATCCCAACATCAGATCTTCGCAGAGCTGCCTTGCTGCTTGCCCTGCTTTGTATTCATCCCGCTTGTAATCCGGGCGGCTCTTTGTATCGGCATCTCCGTTACCCGCCGGGATGATCGTCAAGCTATCCGCCGAAGCGGATCCGCCGTTACCTGTATATGGGGTCGTCATTGGATTGTCGTTTCGGTTGGGTTAGCCGATTGAGTAGTCGGAGATTGACACCGTGTTCCGCGACTCGAGCACGTTGAATTCCTGCCAGAGCAGGTAGCCGAACGCGTCGGCCATGTGATCGAAGCCGGATTTCTTGTCGGGCTGACTCGTCCCTTCTTTGTAAACGAGATTGGCGAGCGCCGTTATGAGAGGCCTGGCGTTCGGGTGGATGCGTACGCGTCGACGGTTCGTCTTGGCGTCGTAGAGCATCGCCTGCGTATTGTTGATCCTGTCCACGACCGCGGGAGCTGCTCTCGGCGCGCGGACTTCGAAGCCGTGACGTTGCAGGATCGTTATGTCGGTCTGGCCTATCGGCGCGCTCGTCTTGTGTTGATTGCCAGCGGGATCGGGGCAGACGACGATGCGGCGATTCGGATACCGACGTCTGATCTCCGTTGCCATCTCTTCGGTGTTGCTCGTCATGATCTCGATTGCGCCCAAGACCAACAGCTCGTCCACCGCGCGGACGCCGATCACGGCCGACATCGGGTTGACGTTGAAGTCCATCCCGACCAATAGCTCTGCACCGGTATCTGCTACCGACTCGTCCAGATTGCCGAGCGGATACGGCTTATTTGCGAACGATGAATAGACCCTGCCGTTCCCGCCCAGGAAGTAGCCGCCCATCCAGACATGCTCGTATGCGTCTTCATCCGATGCCTTAAGGCGCCGCGCCTCCGTGAGCATCACATCCGGACAAAATGGATTGTCCAGATAGGTCGTATGAGCCCTGACCGATCCTTCGGGCTTGGCCGCAAAGAATGCGTCGATCGGGTCCGTTTGCTGGTCCGGATTCCAACTGAACCATATCTCGGACTCTGGCGCTCTGATCGTCGGCAAGAGCAGCTTGAGCGATCGCTCGCTGATAGTCTGCGCTTCCTCGACCCAAGCTCTACCGAACCCCTCAAGCGATTTGATGGAATCGGCTGTATGATCCTGCATTCCTTCGAAGATCATGACGCCGGAACCTCCCTTGCGCCGGATCTCCGTTGTCTGAATCTCGAACAATGACTCAACGCCGATGCTTCTGATCTTGGACTCGACCAGAGCTTTGGCGGAATATTTGAGCGCGCGTTGAACCTCGCGGATGCAGACGAAGCGGAGCGACGGGTCGCAGACCATCGCCTCAACGGCTTCCTCGGCGAAGAAATGGGACTTGCCACTGGCACGCCCGCCACTTGCCCCTTTGTAGCGAGTCGGCTTCTGGAGCGGGAGCGCCCAGCGCGGGATCTGACGCCGTATCTCAAGTCGCACTCGCGTCCACGACTATATGAGTGACGGCGATCTCGAGCGGACCGCCATCCTTGCCGGTGTGTTCGAGGTCCTGCTTGTCGCGCCAGAGGTCGGGACGACGGTTCTTGAGCCAGAAGATGGCAGCGGTCGTGTCGGGCGGGTAGCGTTCAATGTACGGCACTTCCTCGACGGTCGAGCCCATGTGATTGCCCTGGGCGACGGTCAGGATTTTGACGGCCCGGTGCGAGTAACCGAGTGCGCGACGATAGAGACTGTTCGCGACCGCGGCGTCGGCTTCTTCTTTCCCGGCCTTTAAGGACTTAAGAAACTCGGGATGAAGTTTCTTCCACGCGTTGATTGTGACCTCGCTCACCCCGAATGCTGCGGCCAGGTCCTTGTCCGTTGCGCCGAGCAAACAGAAGCGTTCGGCCAGCTTCACGTATTCCGGCTTGAACGCTGACGGCCTGCCGGTGCGCTTCTTCCCGGTCGCCTTCTTCGCGGCCTTTGCCACCTTACACGATCCTCTCGATCACGAGATCGAGGCGGGGGCGAGATGCGTCTACCGATCCACGGATCCAGTGTACGTCATCTATCTGGGAGTCATCCTGGTAGGCTGCTCCAATGAGGGAGTCGTGAACCAACTTTGTGTGGTTCGATACATCCCTGGCTCTCAGGCGATCCGGCTCGTAAAGTGTGGCCGTGATGCGGATTCGACCGGCTACTCGATTGCGGAGGCACTGGAGCTGGGCGAGTTGGTGCGCGCTGTCCTTGGCCTTCCGGTACTTGGAGGTCAGGATCATCCGTCCACCGATGACGCCGTACTTGTCGTTGTCGCTTACAAGTACGTCCCACGGCAGTGATACAGTCAGTCGATCACACGCGTCCGTTGACTGGCTTGTGCGTGATTCGGCGGTTCTTGCACCCATACGATCCAGTATGGGGAGTCGTATGGGTGGGGTTCAAGATGTGGGGCTACTCTTCGTAGCTGAATCTCGCCGGCTCGACACACGCGACAACCGAGAGCATGATACGATGTCCCTTGGCTGGTCGATCCGACAGGTCGCGAGGGAAGAGCAGCGACACGGAGAGTGCTTCGCCCTGCCAGGGTCCGGGAGTATTGGCGCCGCGCTTCAGTGCATCCTGCGCCAGCGTTTCGTCGCAACGGGCGGCAAGGGCTTCCAGTTCAACCTTCAATTCGTCGAGTGTCACGCGGTCTTGTCTCTGGTATCAGGGGATGGAGAGCGGAAGGGCGATGACCATTCGGTTTCGTCGGGCGACCAATGGCCAAATTCGTCCGTGCTCCGGTCGGACGGCTTTGTAAATATCGAGTAGCCGCAT